TCGAAGACCATCGGATCTATCTCAAACTCAAAGCCGGATTTTGTCTTGCCCTTTTCCATAAGAGTTTCCTCCTAAATTCCTGCTTAGGAAGCAGGTTCCTTAATGTACTCGTAGTGAGTGTTGCCGCTGCTGTCAGGGAATGCCGTGATCGTGATCTCGTATCCTGCTGCGTCCGAATCTGTATAGCTTACTTCTCCAAGCTCTGTGATTCTTCCGTTAGGGATTACAACACGTTTAGCCACGCCGCCTCTCATAACCATATCGAATACCCAAGCTCTCTCTACCAGTTCCTCACTATTAACGTCAACAGCAATACCAGCTGACAGAGATCCTGTAACGTTGGATGCACCGAAGACTTCCTTCAGAACATCTACGTTCAGAGTCTCAATCAGAGTGCAGCTGAATGTGTCGGTGAAGCCAGTCTGTGGGCTGAGCACTGTGTCTCCACCCCAAGCCTTTACCTCTTCACTGTCACGAGTAAGTTCGTTTGTGAGGCCATCTTCACTGATGTAACCAAGGTTGGTGAACCCTGTGAGAGTAGCACTCGTTGTAGTCGGCAGTGTAGCGGTTGTAGCAGCTACGCTTAACGAACCACCGGTTGCCGGTTTAGCAGCAGTTACATTAGTTGCAGTCTGTGCCATGTTCTATCTCCTTATTCGTAATGAGCAATATCGTACACTGCCTGGTACCTATACCGTTTAGTAGAGGTATCAGTGAAGTTGTAGTCTGTCTGATAAGCGGATTTTGAGATCTCGTCCTCTTCAACCAGACTATCCATTGCAGCTTTAGTCAGTTCATTAAGAGCAGCCGCCTCATAGAGGCTTTCCGCATAGGACTGGACCGCAAATGTCGCTGTGTTGATAAGGTTCTCTCTGTCTCCGCCTGTTTTTTCGACTACAACAAACTTGGTCGGAAGGTTATCACGTGGCACTTCCATAAACACGTTGTTTGTATCGAGCGCAGTTTTCAGATGTGCTAATATGACAGTTTCTATCATTACTTCCTCCTCGACTTAAGTAAGGTGTTGTTCTTCAGGTTGTCTCGTTCTGCTTCTTCCGTATCAGGAACAACAATGACACGAGTTCTCATCTGCTTCGCCTTATATCCGGCGCCTGCATTACTTGCTATTTGGTTTGCGCCTTCCATAAGGACCGCCTGCATCTCCGATGAGTGTAGGAGCTGGCTGACACCCTTATAGTTCAGCTCAAACTTTTCCAAGATTGTTCTACTCATATCTTTCCACCTGAATCTTCGTGTTCCATTCGAGCGGGATCATATCTTCGATGCCCTGAAGCGGTTCCCCGAAGGTTTTGAACATCTCGCCAAAGAACTCGACCTTCTTATCCTTCCAGTCGTGCGTATCTCCCTTAGGGATCGCTAAGGTGTAGACCGCTTTTTTGCCTGTAAGGTTGACTGTATCCAGCGTTTCAGACGTGGATGCCGGAGCGACCAATACGTTGTTGACCTCGATCGGGGCCTCTGTATAGACCGGTCTGCCGAAACCGTCTGTTCCGCTTTGTGTTTCCTTATAGAGCGTGACTGTTATTCCTCTGATGCTGGACATAAGTCAATCACTCTCCTTTGTTGTCTTCTCAGGCCCAACCTGGCCAGTTCTGACTTCTTAATAAAAAGGCCTCCGCCCGGAACCAAATAAGTTCCGGATACGGAGTAACCTAATGCAGACTGTGAGAACTGCGTGGCTGGTTCCTGATCAGTCGACGTCATCAGCGTTCTGGCAACTACATCAACCGTTACAGATTTGGCAACACTTGCGAGCGAAGGGTTCTCAGCTACCATCGCATCGAGATCTTTCCCGACTTTTTCGGCCTCATAGCGAAGCGAATCACAGATAATAGGGATAAGAGCCTGTGCCCTTGTTGTCTCGTCTATGGTTAATGTCCTCCAGAGCGTATTCACGTCTTGTACTGTTGCGTAATCAGCCATTAGGGATCACCTTCTTATTTTCCGCTGTCGCCTGATTCATCAGCCAGCGTCAGCAGGTTGAAGCAGTCAGTGTCAGCTCTGAAGCCAACTTCGATTTCTGCTCTTACTGCGAACATATTCTGCTGGAAGAGGTTTATAGTATTCTCGTTAGCGTCAACAAGAGTTGCCTGATCAGCAAAGTCAATCTTAACGCCTTCAACTGTTCCCCATACTGCCTGAGTCCAGTCACCGGCAACGCCTTCAGCAACGCCTGCAACATGAGCAGCCTTTTCAGCCAGAGCTGTCGCACCAAGAATAGTGCCGATTCCGCCCTGAGTGCCGTCTGCGATAAACAGAGGTCTACCCTGCAGATCAGTTGCGCCCAGTGTAGCTGCCTTGCCCTGTGGTGACAGGATAATGCCGTTCATGTCTCCGCCGTGATCAGCAATGTCGCCCATAGCTGCAATATATCCAGGGAAGCTGATTTCGCTTGTCTGGCATCCAGACAGTACGTCAAAGTTTGATCCTGGAGCAGTTCCGCCGATTACAGTAGCATCAAACTGTGCTGCCAGTGCGTTTGGAAGTCTGTCAACGAGTGCGTTATACAGAGCGTTGGCATCTCTTCTGAACTCATTTGAGAACGGAACGATAACAGCCAGCTTATAAGCGGACATAATCGACTTAGTAAGACCAGGGTTTGATACTGGCTTTGCGCCTGTCTCTGATACCCACTCTGCTGTCGGATCTGAAGTGATAACTGGAATTTCTGCACCTGCGCCCGGAAGGTCAATTCTGCGAGCCAGCTGCATGATTGCGGATGCTTCCTGAGTCTTCTGGATTATTTCAGCACTAAGCTCAGCTGGAAGCCCAATAGTTGTTCTGTTGGTATCTACACCTGCCATTTTGTTTCTCCCTTTTACATGTTCTGATCTAACCAGTCTTGTAACTGGTCTTTAGTGGATTTTTTTTCGATAGGAGCTTCATTATTGACGAGCGGAGGAGTCTGATGCGCAGCTGCAAAGTCTTTGGCTAATGATGCTGCGTCAGTCTTCCATTCTTCTTCTGATTCTCCTTTTAGCCGATCTGCGTATTCAGGTCGCAGTCCGGCAGCTATCGCTATCTTCGTTTTTGCCGAGGCGGTCTCGTATGCAGCGATAGTGCTGTCCTTTTCGGTCAGCTGGTTTGTGAGCGTCTCTTTTTCTTCGGTCAGTACCCTGATTTGTTCATCGAGTGCACTCATTCTCTCGTTTAGGTTAGCTGTCTGCTTCGTAAGCTCTTCCGGGGAGATCCAACCTTCAAATTCCTTTTTGGTAGTCTCTTTTGCTCTCGCAATCCTTTCGCCTACTACTGCATCTAACTGTTCCTGAGTTTCAATAATCGTAAATGCCATATTGATTCCTCCCTACTCTTACCGTTGTAGTCACGTATTCTATGTATTAAAAAACGGACCGTATTGTCCGCCTCTTAACCTGTATTCCTTACACTTCGTATTTACTTGGCTCCGGGAACGTCTTCCTGATAAGCTCACCGACTTGGCCTTTAGCGAAGCTCTCGTCGTTAGTTGATAAAAACCTCGGATCCTGTGGACGCTCTGTCAGGCTGAATATCTTCACGTCCTCCGTTACCACTCCATCAAGTCCACAATAATTTCCATAGAGCGGACGGAACAATAATTGTCCAGAGAATGTGTTGAGAGTCTCCAGGGCTTTAGCCCTATTGATCAACATTGGAACATGCAGCGCATAATTGTAACGTGTGTATCCATTGATTTTTAGAGCGTGATCGGTCCGGCGCATCTGTCTGGTATAACTAGTAGTCATTCCTTGATGCCTTGACTCGATTTCCTTGCACCGCTTCATGAGGGTCCCTGTAATATAAGGCTTCGGAATCCGAGCTTTTTTCATTACGAAAAAGTCATCATTGAACAACCAAAAGTTTTCAGTGATGTCATCGTTTTTACACGCCTCCGCAAGTGCTGAAGTGGAGCGCTGCCATTTAGTTTCCCCGACCTGCTGGAAGTTCACATACTCATCCGGAACGATTCCCTCCGGGCATCCACCATAGAACCACACCTTGTTGTATGGAAAATTCTTTTCAACGGATCTCAATGAGTATCGGATCTCGTCCGAATCCATGTTGTTTTTTAGGATATATACTATATCGTGTTTCATTTCATCA